AGATAAAAGGCAACTACATAATTTTGAATTCAAAGCAGTGGATAAAGATTATCTGTCACATATAAAGTGGCCTAAGAATCATCCTGAAGCAGGAAACAATATAGAATTACGTGATTATCAAGTGGAAACTATAAACAAATTTATAGAAAATCCACAATGCATACAAGAGATTGCCACCGGAGCAGGCAAAACCATTATTACAGCGGCACTGTGCCAGTTGGTTGAACCATACGGAAGAACAATTACTATTGTTCCTAACAAAAGTCTTGTAACACAAACCGAAGAAGATTTCCTAGCATGTAACTTAGACACAGGAGTATATTATGGTGATCGTAAGGAAGTTGGAAGATATAATACGATTGCAACATGGCAATCATTAAATGTTCTTGAGAAAAAAGCCAAAAACGAACACAGCACAGAGTTCAAAGAATTTTGCGATGGTATTAATACTGTGATAATAGATGAGGTACACATGGCCAAAGCAGATGTACTCAAAAGATTATTGACAGGCCCATTTGCACATTGTGGAATACGTTGGGGACTTACCGGTACAGTGCCTAAAGCAGAATATGAATTTATGGGCATCAAAGTTTCAATAGGTGATGTTATAAACAAATTGCCGGCTAAAGAATTACAAGACAAAGGTGTACTTGCAAATTGCCATGTTAATGTTTTACAAACACAAGATCATCCAATGTTTAAAAACTATCAAGAAGAATTAAAATGGCTAACTACGGACAGCAATAGAATGACTTGGATTGCACAAACCATAAAAGATATTTCATCATCGGGTAACACACTAATACTTGTAGATAGAATTTCCGCGGGAGAAATATTACAAAAAAAATTAAAGGATTCTGTGTTTATATCAGGATCAACTAAAAATACAGAAAGGAAAGAACACTACGATGAAGTGTCTACAGCACAAAGCAAAATTATTATCGCAACTTATGGGGTGGCATCTGTTGGAATTAATATTCCTAGGATATTCAATCTTGTTCTTATTGAACCTGGCAAATCTTTTGTGAGGGTAATACAGAGCATAGGTAGAGGCATTCGAAAAGCGGAAGATAAGGATAATGTTCAGATATGGGATATTACCAGCAGTTGCAAGTTTGCAAAAAGACATCTCACACAAAGAAAAAAGTTTTACAAAGAGGCAAATTATCCGTATAATATAGAAAAGATAGATTATGAAAATCCTTACACTAGATGATGTACCTTATAGGTTAGAAAGAATACCCGAATGGGTAGATGAGAAATTGCGATTTGCAGTTCTTGATAACTCCGACACCGAGAATCCAGACTTTTTTTATATACCTCTCATATTTTTAGAAAGTTTCAATGCTCCAGCGGCAGTATTACAAATTGGCAAATGGAAACTTAAAATGCCATTAGATTGGAAAATGCTAATTGGAGAACAAGGACAACCCGAAATGCATGTATTACCTATAACAAGTTTAAACGACAGAGGCTTTGATGCATTTACATTTAATCCGTTATCTAGTACCAAACCAGACTTTTATCCAATAGATGTTGTAGATATCTATACAGAAGTAAAATGGTACTTTCCTAAAATTAAATCCGGACAGATGTTGGCTGTACCTCTACAAAATAAAAAAAATCCTGTCTGTGCGTATTTTGTAAAAGACATTTCAAGACAGTGTGAAATGATAGATTATGGCTCAGTTTGGTAGAAGAACAATTAAAATAGAAGCACCAATAATAGTCACAAGTGATGGAAAGGCTGTGTGGATGGATCAAGGTGAATGGGCAATGGATTTTTTTAATTGGTTATCTAAAGCAAAATTAAATGATAAACTTACAAGGTTACAACATATGCAAAATAAAATAAAATTAACTTTTGTCACAGCCAAAGACTGTACAACATTTGGATTAAAATATGCCGGCAGAAAAAAGTAAAAGAAAATTTTTTGAATTACGTAATGGACTTAAAGCAGTAGACTTTAGGAATAAGGACTACTATGATAGAATTGATGATCATGAAAAGAGTTTATATTCTCCGTATATGTTGATGAGATACGCTTCAAGTGTTTCAACTAAAGATAAATTTTTTGTTGAACACTATATTGAAATGATAAATGAATGTGTTAATAAAAATTTATTTGTTCTATCAAGCAAACATAAAAAACTTTGTTGGATATTAACATCTATGTGCGGTGCGTTGCAACAACAATTCCATCCATGGATAAAACCAATGAAACGTGTTCCAAATAAAAGTTTGAAGCAATTACAAAAAATATATCCAAATTGGAAGGAGTCTGATTTAGAAACTTTAGATAAAGTAATTACGGATAGAGAACTTGAAGAGTTGCTGGAGGCACATGGCGTTGACAAAATATAAATGTCCATATTGTGGTAAAGAATTTGCAAAGCAAAGAACTCTACAAGTTCATCTGTGTGAACCAAAACGCAGACACCTGCAACAACATGAAAAATGGGTGCAAAATGCATTATTAGTTTTCCAAAGATGGGAAACAATTCATTACAATCATAACAAACAAAAAACGTACAGTGATTTTTGTAAGTCACCATACTATAACGGATTTGTTAAATTTGGAAGGTATATGATGCATATAAATCCATTATATCCAGAAAAATATATTGACTATGTAATTAAGTCGCGAGTAAAATTAGATCATTGGGCAAGAGATGAATTATATGAAACATATCTTATAGAAACTTTAAAAATTGAGCCTGTAGAATCAGCATTACAAAGAAGTATTGCAACAATGATGGATTGGGCAGAAGAACAACACGCACAATGGTCAGATTACTTTAGACTTGTGAATACAAACAGAGCCGTACAACATATACAGCAAGGAAAAATATCTCCATGGTTGGTTCTTGGTTGCAACGCAGGAAAAAAAATGCTACAATCATTTAACGATGAACAATTACAAATGATTGAAAAATTTATTAATCCAAGTTTTTGGCCAAGCAAGTTAAAAAGTTATCCTGCAGATTTATTATTTGTACAAGAAACAGCCAAGGAGGCAAAAATTGAGTAGAGTAAAAGTTGAAATAGATGACGAACTAGATTTTGATCTTGACGATGGAGATATGATTATTCATATAAAGCATGACGGAGAGATTGGAAAAGTTTGTATGCCTGACATGAATGCAGATGTAAAAAATAGTCAAGGCTATGCAAAAATGTTACAATGTTTAGAAATATTAAAACCAGGAACAAAAGAAGAGTTTATAAAATATCATGAGAAACAAAGGAAAGGAACGGTACACTAATGTATTATATTAGAAAATTTCTTACAATGAAAAACTTGTTGGGAGTAGCAGGTATCTTTATATTTTTAATCCTACTTGCACTATTGTTAAATTACTTGCAAGGAACAATATAATGCCAGACGTAGACATAGACTTCTATGACAGAGATGGTGTGTTAAAGTTATTTAAACACACACCAGCATCAATAATTAAGGATGACAAAACCGAAAAACATAAAACAGGAGTATACTTTCATGCCGTGCCGGAACATCCTGTTACAGGACATTCAACATTAGATTACAAACAAGCAGAGGACAGAGGATATTTTAAAATTGACTGTTTAAATGTCAGCATTTATAAACAAGTAAAATCAGAACAGGAACTTGTAGAATTAATGATACAGGAGCCTGATTGGGATATGTTAAAAGATGCAACAATAGTAGATCAATTATTTCATTTGAATGGCCATTATAAAATTGTTTCAAGTCTTGAACCAAAAACTATAGAACAACTTGCGGCTGTATTAGCAATTATACGTCCAGCAAAAAGACATCTAATGTACAAAGACTGGATTGACATAATGAAAGAGGTATGGATTAAACCAACAGATGGCAGTTACTTTTTTAAAAAGTCACATGCAGTTGCATATGCACAGGCTATTGTTGTACAGATGAATTTAATGTCACGTGCTAAATATAGTTTTGATGCACAATCAGAAACGTAAAATCAAAAAACGTAAGAAAATCAAAACTTTTAAAAAATCAGAACCATATGGATATCAGCCAGATAATCCACTAACGATATATTATAAAAAATATATTGAAAAAGATAAAAGTT